AACATTAGCAACGGATATAAATGCTACGGCTCAAACTCTGACTGTTACAGATGACCTTGGTTTTATTTCTACTGGAGGCTTTATAATGATTGAAAAAATTAATTCTACAAGTGGGTTATATGAAAATGAAGTAATTCAATATACAACATATAATTCTGGTACAAAAACTTTATCAGGTTTAGTTCGAGGAACTAATTCCCCATTTAGAGGAGAAACTCCTGCTAACACTATTGCAAGTGCTCACAGTTCAGGAGCCAATATTTTTGGAACAAGAAATGTTGTTTCTTTAAATACCACAACTTCTCCAAGTGGAAGTCAGCCCCCAACAATTACTAATCAAAACGGTTATAATTTACCTGCTACAAGTCCAGGTACTTTTTTAATAGATGTGTATGGACCTGGTGGAGGAAATGGTTGTCTTGCTGGTCCTTTAAATGTTAATATAACGGACGGGAGAAGTTAATGACATACGCAGAACTAAAACAAAAAATTATAGACTACACAGAAGTATCTAGTAATGTTTTTACAGATACTATTTTAAATGGTTTTATTGAAGATGCTGAACTTAGAATTTTAAGAGAAGTAGACTCTGATAATAATAGAAAATATGCAACAGCTAGTTTAGTTTTAAATACTAGATTTATTGATACACCTGAAGATTTATTAATTGTAAGATCTGCTCAAATCGTAGATTCTGACGGCACGGCTTCTGCAGATAATAGAGATTTTCTTCAATATAGAGATACTAATTTTATGGCAGAATTTAACCCTAAAGGAGAGACAGGGGTTCCTAAATATTACAGCTATTGGGATGAGGACACTTTGGTTTTTGCCCCGACACCTGATGCGACCTATACAATTCAAATAAATTATATCTTGAAAACTGCTGGATTATCGTCTACAAATACTACTACATACTTAAGTCAAAAATTTCCCAACGGCTTATTGTATGCTTGCCTAGTCGAGGCTTACGGATTTTTAAAAGGACCCGTTGACATGCTCCAGTTATATGATAAAAAATACACAGAGGCAGTCAAAGGATTCTCAATTGAACAAATGGGAAGACGAAGACGGGATGAATACCAAGCAGGTGTTCCTCGAATAGGAAAACAATAGGAGATAAATTATGGCAATAACACAAGCAATTTGTAATTCATTTAAGAAACAGCTTTTAGAAGCTGACATGAATTTCAAACAAACTGGTGGTGATAAGTTCAAATTAGCTCTTTACATTTCTACAGCAACTCTAAACTCTGCAACAACTGCTTTCACAGCGACAGGTGAAGTTGGAAACAGCGGTCAGTATGCTTCTGGTGGCGGAGCTCTTGTTAATGGTGCTACTTCTATGACAGCAGGCGTGGCGAGAGTAGACTTCGGAGACAGATCGTTTACTGGAGTAACGTTAACTGCTAGAGGAGCAATGATTTACAATACATCATCTGATACTACTAATGCATCAGTTTGTATTTTAGATTTTGGAAGTGATAAAACAGCTACATCAGGAACTTTTACAATTCAGTTTCCACAGCCAACATCAACTGCAGCGATTCTAAGAATCTCTGGTTAATAGGAGGTAAACTCCTATGAGCACAGGTGCATGGGGCCAGGTAACCTGGGGTTACGCTAAATGGGGGGAATTAGGAGATGCAACAACTTCTCTTAATAACACTAATCTATTAGCTACAACTACTTTAGGTACAGGTACTCAAGAAGGTGAAATCAATTCAGGTTGGTCCGGACAAGGATGGGGCACGACTGGATGGGGTATCGATGGTACTTTAATTCCAAATAGCGAATCACTTTCTGCGAATTTAAATTCTGTAACTATTGATAATGAAATAAATACAGGATGGGGATCTGATACTTGGGGAACTGAGTTATGGGGATCTTCTGGATTAACAGTTCCTATTAATAATACAAATTTATCTATAACAGCTTTTGAAGGAAGTGCAGGTCTTGCATTTGACGGAGATTCTAATTTAGAACTTACAGGATTACCTTTAACCGCTACTCTTGGTGAGGAAGAAGCATTTGCTAATTTTGTTTTTGAGCCCACTGGAATGTCAATGACAATGCAATTGTCATATGATCCTGAAATAGTAACTCCTGCATCTTTACCAATTACAATGTCTCAAGGTACAGCTAATCTTGATGCAAATACAATAGCACAGGTGACCAGCACTTCGGTTGGTTATTGGGGATACAAATCTGCCTGGGGTAATTTCGCTTGGGGCAATGGAGTAACTGAAACTCTAGCTATGTCTATGCAAGAGAATTTTTCTGGTGTAGATCCAGAGCCGGATGTTTCTCTAACAGGTCAAGCTATAGCAGCCGCTTTAGCTGCGGGTAATACTTTTAATATTAGTGGAGATGCAAATGCGCCTGTAACAAATGTAGCTAATAATTTATCAATGGCTATCACTACAGGTAATGCTGAATTAGAAGCATTAACTCCAGTAGATGTAACAGGATTTCCTTTAACAGCTACTTTAAGCAGTGTTGCTGAAGTAACAGCAAATGCAAATACATTCCCAACAGGATTTGGATTGACAAATAGCTTAGGAACGGCTACAAATGTATTGATTTGGAACGAAGTTAATACTGGCACAGCACCAGTTGATCCTCCAGGATGGCAAGAAGTCGATACTAACGCTGCATAATTATAGTTTGACACTATAACAAAATTTTAATAAATTAAGTAAATCGGAGTATAAAAATATGGCGAATTCAACATCAGCAAGTTTAAAACTTACAGTTCAGGCTACTGGAGAAAATTCAGGAACTTGGGGACAAATTACAAACACAAACTTATTAATTTTAGAACAAGCAATTGGTGGATATCAAGCAATTCCCATTACAACTGGTGCAACTCTTGTTTTTACAAATGGTGCAATATCAAATGGTAAAAACCAAGTATTAAAATTAACAGGAACAATTGCAGGTGCGGTTAACGTAATAATTCCTGATTCAATTGAAAAAACTTTTATAGTTGATAATGCTACTAGTGGTTCTCACACAGTAACTTTTAAAACTTCTTCTGGAACAGGTGTAACTTGGGCAGCGGCAGATAAAGGTACTAAAATGATTTACTCTGATGGTACTAATGTTGTTGATACAGCATTTACAGAATTATCGTCTGACTACTCACCACAACTTTCAGCAGACTTAGATACAAACAGTCAAAATATTATTGTTGACACAGCTCATGGTATTCTTGATGAAAACTCTAACGAGCAAATTACATTTACTACAGCTGGAACCGCTGTTAATGAATTTACAATAGCAAACGCAGCTACCGGTAATGCACCTGAAATATCTACTACTGGTGGTGACACTAACATTGATTTAAATCTTACTCCAAAAGGAATTGGTAGAGCAACTTTTAATGGTCAAGGTAAAATTCAAAGTGTTGCAGAAAAAGTTACAAGTTCAGCAACGGCAGCTACAGGAACAATTAACTATGATGTTCTTACACAAGCCGTATTAAATTTTACATCAAACGCTGCTGGAAACTATACCTTAAATATTAGAGGAGATGGTTCTAACAGTTTAAACAGCATAATGGACACAGGAGAATCAGTAACGATTGCACACCTAGTACCACAAGGTGGATCTGCATATTACAATAACGTTGTTCAAATTGATTCATCGACAGTTACTCCAGAATGGCAAGGTGGATCTGCGCCAAGTGCTGGTAATGCAAGTTCAATAGATGTTTATTCATATACAATTATTAAAACTGGAGACGCTACATTTACAACATTAGCATCACAAACACAGTTTGCGTAATAAATTAGGAGGAGAAAGGTTATGCCATTAATAGGTACATTTGGAGCTGCAGCAAAAGGAGGTTTCGGTAGAGGTTCAGCTTCTTTCATAGAAGCAAGCGGCGGAACTGTAACTGAAAGCGGAGATTATAAAATTCATACATTTACCTCATCAGGCACTTTTACAGTAGATAGTGCACCACCAGGTTTAACAGTTGATTATATGGTTGTTGCCGGCGGAGCCGGTGGAGGATCTACTATCGCTGGCGGAGGTGGAGCTGGAGGATTAAGATATTCATACCCAAATCCAATAGAAGGCGGACAAGCAGTAAGTGAAACAAGCTATCCTATATCAATAGGTGGCGGTGGCGGTGGCGGCGGTGGCCGAGGTAAAGGTTCTAATGGAAGCACAAGTTCAGGATTAGGTTTCAGCGCCACAGGTGGTGGCGGTGGAGGAGGATACGGTTCTCGTCCAGCCAACTCTGGAGGGTCTGGCGGAGGATACGGTTCAGGTCCAGGAGGATCTGGAGGTTCTGGAAACTCTGGAGGTTATTCTCCACCTGAAGGAAATCCAGGAGGTGGTGGCTACCCAGGAAATGAAAAAGCTGGCGGCGGTGGCGGCGGAGCTAATGGCACTGGAAGTCCGGGACCAAATGGTTTTGGTGGATCTGGAAGAGAATTAGCTATTAATGGATCACCAAATTACTACGCAGGAGGCGGTGGTGGAGCAGGAAGATGTGATAACCCAGCTACTGGTGGCGTAGGCGGCGCAGGCGGTGGAGGTAAAGGATCCGACTCGTCAGGAGGTCCAGGTTGTGGTTCACCTGGGGCATCAGGATCAACTAACACTGGAGGCGGCGGAGGTGGCGGCGGTCATCCACCTGACGGTAACGGCGGTAGCGGAGGATCTGGTATCGTTATTATAACTTACAAATTTAAATAAAATTATGGCACACTTTGCAAAATTAGATGACAATAACGTAGTATTAAATGTACTTGTGGTAGATGATTCAAATGCTGCTACAGAAGAAGAAGGTATTACTTTTTTAACAAATTTAACAGGTTACACTAATTGGAAACAAACTTCTTATAACACAGTTGGAAATGCCCGTTATCTAAATGGTGATTATGCATATACTGATCTGAATGGAACTCCTTTCAGAGGAAATTTTGCTCACATAGGTGGAAGCTATGATGCAGAAAATGATATTTTTTGGCATCAAAAGACTTATCCGAGTTGGGTTAAAAATGTTACTACAGCTACTTGGGATCCTCCTGTAGCAAGACCTGACGATTATAGTAGTGTTATGTATGATTGGATTGAAGAAACCCAATCTTGGCAAGCAGTAGATTAATCTTGATTATTATTTAATTAAAGTATATACTTTTTAAAATATTGAAAGGAAAAAATATGTACTCTCTAAAAGATACTTTATCAGAACAATTTGTCATTCATGGTTCTATTAACACAGAACACTCCAAAATAGATAATAAACTTATTACAGAAAACATTTCTAAAGATTTAGAAAAAATGGTTTTCGATTATCCTAATTATACATATGATATTAAAATTAATTATCACGCTCAACATTCATGGGTTTTTAGTTTAATCAATGAAAAAATAAATTTAGACCACAATTTACCTATACAAAACTCTGAGGCTTGGGCAAATGTAGAAGGCTGTAATGAAATTTCTGTGAAAAGAAATAATTTAGATTTGAATAAAATTGAAGGCGCTCCTCATTACACTTTGATATACATTACTAATGCAGGAGTAAATTCAGGTGAACTTATACTTGACTATAATACTCAGCATATGAAACAAAAAATTCATAGGTTGCCAATTGAAACGGGTAATTTTTATTTATTTAATTCTAATATAGATTATTATCTTTCTAAAAATTACGACGAAGAAAACCGAGTTAGTATGACTTGGACATGTTTTAAGAGATAACTTTCATAAAGTGAATATTAAACACTCTTACTATTTCTTTAAAAAAGCAATACCAAAAAAAATATGTAATCAAATTATAAAAAAATTTTCTAAATTAAATCTCTCTAAAGGAACTACTAAGGGAGAAGTAAAAAAAATTAGAGACTCTGAAATAATTTTTACAAGTGAATCTTTTTTATATGATTTAATTAATCCTTATATACACGCAGCAAATAAAAATGCAGGTTGGAATTTTGAATGGGACCATACAGAACCTTTGCAATTTACTAAATATGCCTTAAATGAACATTATAATTGGCATACTGATGCAGCCCCAGAACCTTATCAAGATAAAACAAAAAAATATAGTTATGGAAAAATTCGTAAGTTATCTTCAGTGGTAAGTCTAGTAGACAGGTCAAAATATAAAGGCGGCGATTTTCAATTAGATTTAAGAAACAAAGAAATTAATTTTGAAAAAAAAGAAAATCAAGATGTTAGAAATATACTTACTTTAAATGAATTAAATGAAGCAGGTACTATTGTTGTATTTCCTTCTTTTTTATGGCATAGAGTTACACCAGTAACAAAAGGAACAAGATATAGTTTAGTAGGTTGGTCATTAGGACAACCTTGGAGATAGTGTGCCTGATATTGATTTAATATTTCCTTTGTTTTTTTACAAATCAGATCCCTATAAATTTAATAAAGAACAATTAGACTATATAAAAACCTACAAAGATAAAAGTAGGATTAATGTAGGTAATAATTATATTAGTAAATCTTCTCATGTTTTAGAAGACAATAAATTAAAATATATAAAATCGTTTATTCAAAAAGAATTAGATAATTTAGCGTATAATGTTTTAAAATTAAATAAGAAACAAAAAATATATGTTACTCAATCGTGGTTTAATTTTAATCCAAAAGATAGTTACCACCATATGCATAATCATCCAAATAGTTTAATTAGTGGGACTTTTTATATTCAAGGAGAAGAAAATACTTTTTGTGATATTGATAGAGAGTATGCTAACACAGTATTTCCTTATTTTCAGTTAGATTGTGAAGAAGTTAATCCAATAAATACAACACATCATACTGTAGAAAATAAAATACATACATTAGCTTTATTTCCGTCTAGACTTAGACATCAAGTTAGGGTAAACAATAATAATAAAGAAAGAATTACTCTTGCATTTAATTCTTTTATAAAAGGAGAAATAGGTATGAAAGACCATAGATCGGAATTAAAATTATGACACCAGAATTTAAAAAAGGTTTTACCGTTGTAAAAAAATAATAACTAAACCTACAGCAAGATTTTTATATAACTATTTTCTTTTAAAAAGAGAAATATCTAAATTTTTACATGCAAACAAATGGCCTTATTTACATGAGGCAACGCATGGTAAATTTGGTGATGACCAAGTTCCAAATACGTATGCTCATTATTCAGACATAACTTTTGAAACTTTACTACTTGCTGTTCAACCTAAAATGGAAAAAGCAACAGGATTAAAATTGTATCCAAATTACACTTACGCAAGGATATATAAAAATGGAGACATCTTACATAGACATAAAGATAGATTTAGTTGTGAAATATCTACTACATTGTTTCTTGGTGGGGATCCTTGGCCTATATACATAGCAGAAAATAAAAAAAGAAACACTAAAGGTGTTAAAGTAAATCTTAATCAAGGTGATATGTTGGTTTATAGAGGTAATATACTAGAACATTGGAGAGAGCCTTTTGAAGGTAAAGATTGTGCTCAAGTATTTTTACATTACAATAATGTAGCAACTAAAGGGTCTGAAAAAAATAAATACGATAGACGACCATATATAGGTTTACCGAATGAGTACCAGGGAGTCGAATAATTATATTATCGAACAATGGTTTAGTTCTCCTGTTTATTCAGGAAACGCTAAAGAGTGGTCCGATAAATTATTAAAACCCACATTAAAACATTTAAATAAGAATAAAATTAATAGAGATAGATTTTATCTTGGTAAAACTACCTACGATACAGATACTAATTTAGCTCTCGAAAAAGATTTTAAAGGTTTTGTAAAATATTTAAAAGATATAGCTAATATTTTTGTGACAGAACTTGGTTTTGATTATGATAAACTATCAAAAAAATTTGATCCTTACATATTTGCTACTGAATTAAATCAAGGTTCTTTTCAAGAAAGACATATTCATAGCTATAAATTATCTGGAATATTATATTTAAAAGTTCCTGATAACTCAGCGCCTGTGGTATTTAATGATCCAATTCATATAAGAGAGTATGACCCTTGGCCAGTTAAAGATAAAAAAAATTTAAATACTTGTTTAACAATAAAATACTCACCTGTAGTTGGTAATTTACTAATGTGGCCTTCTTGGTTATATCATGAAGTACCTGTTCACCCTGTAGACGAAAACAGAATAGGTTTAGTCTTTAATTTATAATGACTAAAATATTATCTTTATATTTAGATCATGATGGTTCTGCTACCTATGTAGATAATAATAAAGTAATATTTCACACACAGTTAGATAGATACAACAGAATAAAACACTGTCCTTTCATATCAAAAAAACTTTTAGATTATTTTTATGAAATACCTTTTGACAAGCTAATTATTACATGTCTGTTTTGGGACTATCCTAACATTATAAATAGTATTTTTCACACTAGTAAAAAATGGTTAGATAAATTACAAAATGTTGAAGTTATTCAGTATGCAAATAAAGATCACCATTTATTTCATGCTTATGAAGCTTTAACTTGGAACAAATTTCATCCATGTAAAATTATTGTTATGGACGGTAGTGGAAGTTTACAAAAAACATATTACGGAACAGAGGAGCATGAAACAGAAAGTGTTTATAATTATT